AAATAAAGGAACTGTAAATAAAGAAATTGCTAGTAAATTACTGTTTAGTAAATCTAAAAGCGAAGTTGAGTTGCTGTATAAAAATCTTGATGCTAAGGGCCAAGCCTCTGCTCGCGCTGCTATTCTTGAAGACGTTGCGACTAGGTCTTTAGATAACAAAACAAAGCAACTTTCTCCTGTGCAATTTCTTGGAAATCTTGGAAGCGCAGAAAAACAAACTGGCATATTTTTTAGTGGCGCAGACAAAAACGCGATTGATGGGCTTACTCGATATTTAAATCTTACAAAAAGAGCTGGAGAGTTTAATTACGATCCTTCTACTGGACAAAAGCTGTTATTGCCAACAATAGCTGGCATGATTGGGCATTCGCTCGGATTTGCTGGTACGGCCCTTGTAGCAGGCGCTACATACGGACTAGGACGTTTGTACGAAACCCCAGGCGTTCGCAATTTGCTGCTAAAAATGCCAAAAGTTGCTGCTGGCTCACCTGAAGAATTTGCGCTATCCAAGCGCATTACTCAGGCTATGCAGTCTACGATGCAACAACAGGCAATTAGTGACATCGAGCGCAAGAAGATGCCTGTTGCCTTCATGGACAAGACTAGCAGTCGCGAGGCTCTTGGAGATGGATATGTGTTGTCCGATGGTGTAAATGGAATGAAGATTGTCAGCAAAAGCGACACGTCTCATAAGCTTTTTGATTCCAATGGACGACTTGTTGGCATTTTTAGAAGTGAACAAGAAGCCAAGGATAAGGCAACTAAAGATATTGTTGGCGCAATTAAACGAGAACTGAAACAATCAAAATAATTATATGCCACTCAAGCACTCCGCATCCGACAAAGCTTTCACTGAAAACCTCCGGCGCGAGATCGGCGCTGGCAAACCACAGAAGCAGGCTGTGGCAATCGCTTATCGCGTACAGAAGGATGCTGCTCGTCAGCAGGCCGCTGCTAAGCGCAAGAAATAGCCTATGGCGAACATAACACGGAAGTGGAAACGCTTCCTTGCAGTATCATGCAGCCACGGCTTCATGGCCGACCAGGCTGTACTCAAGGAAGTCCTTCGCTTTCGTGACCGATGGAAGCCGGACACGGTGCTGCATCTCGGTGATGCCATCGATATGACGTGCCTGCGTAGTGGCGCGATCACCAATGACAGTCACGACGCTACGGTTGACCCAGAGGTTGACCTAAACGATGGCCTAGCATTTATCTCGGCGCTGAGACCACAGCACTACCTGCTTGGCAACCATGAAGCCCGGCTTGTCACGCTGATGAGCCATCCTAAAGCCATCATCTCGGCCCTAGCGACTCGCGTCTATCACCAGATCCACGACCGGGCCAAGGCCATCAGGTGCAAGGTCTACGACTACAAGCTCAAGACTGGCTTTGTTGGCCTAGGTGACGCTCTCTTCCAGCACGGATATCTACACAGTGAGCAGGCGCTCAGGGACAGCGCAGAGCGTATGTGTCATGGACGATTCACCAAGCTTGTCATGGGGCATATCCACCGTGTACAAATCGCTGAAGGCAGACGCATTAAGGGGGTGACTGGCTACTCTGTTGGGTGGCTGGGAGATCCCGAAATGGCTGGCTACGCGGAAAATAGAATTGCAACCACCGCTTGGAGCAGAGGCTGGGCGTGGGGCGAATATACTGACAACGAAACAATTGTATGGCTGACAAAAGAACTAAAGGACGGAAGCTTCAAGCTGCCCCTGTAGAAGGGGACTGGCTCTCGCAACTTGCGGAGAATCTAGAACTAAAGCCCGCACCTCCGGGGTGGTATACACTCTCACAAATTGCTCAACGGCTTGGAATTGGCAGAACCGCTACACGGAACATCCTTGCTCAAAAGAAAGCTGTACGACAGAAGTTTTACCACAAAACGACTGACGGAAGAATCGTGCTTACAGTACACTACAAGATATGAGCCCCGAAGAACAAGAACGCCAAGCCATCATCCAGCGTGCAAAGGACATTCTGTCCGAGCACTTTGACTGTGGCGAGATCCTCGTCCAAGCTCAGGACGAGAAAGACTCGGACAACACGAACCGCTACGAGAGCGGCTGGGGTAATCGTTTTGCTCGGGACATGCACATCAACCTCATGCACAAGGAAAGAGTGCTGGAGCACTCATGGATCGAAGAGTGTGGGGATGAGGATGATGACGATGATGAGGATGACGACGACGAAATAAAAGCAAAAAAGTAGTTGCGCGCAGTAGAGCAACGTATACTTTGCTAGGCATTCGGTGAATGGTTCACTGATGAAACACAACAAAAATGAAAGTAGCACAAATTAGCGACTTAGCGAATCTGGCCGATGGCAGCGTCATCGGAGAAATGCGGGTAACGATCAAAGCAACGTTCCCGCCTAAAACTGGTGAAGGTAAGTTTGGACCTTGGCGGGTACAGAACTGTGTCTTGCAGGACAGCACCGGCGAGTGCCGTGCATCGTTCTGGTTGCCGGACGAGATGGGTGACCTCAAGGGCCAGATGGTGACCCTCAAGAGCCAAGCAGGCAAGAAGGGCTTGCAGGGCATCTCAGTCAAGCACAGCACACACTCCGGCGAAAACGAGCTGAAGATCACCGATCAATGCGCGATCATCGACGATGCTGGTGCAGCCGTAGCCGCAGCAGGCCCGCGCAAGCCAGTGCAGGCTTCGTCGCCAGTCTCGTTGACGGTGGCAGACGCCAAGCGCGCGCTCTTCCAAGCAGCCCAGCTCATGGCTGAAGCCATCAAAGCAGCCGAGTGGGTTGGCGGTCAGGCACAGGTGACGCCCGAGCAGCTTCAGGCTATCGCTACCAGCTTGTTTATCTCCGCAGATCGTGCGGGATTTGCGAAGGCATTCCCTTCAGCGCAGACCAAGCCAGTGAAGAAAGACGAACCTGTTGAACTTGAGGAGGACGACCTCAAATGGTAAAAGCTAAAGACATATCTACGTTGTGCGGTGTCACGCTTCAGACCATCCTAAAGTGGGCACGCGAGAACAAGATTCCTCACCACAGGATCAGCGCACGTTGCCTGCGGTTTGATCTAGGTGAAGTCAACGCTTGGCTGGAACGTAAACGCGATGCCAATAAACAGCAGGGCTAAAGGCTGCCGAGGCGAGCGCATGTGGCGCGACGAACTCCGGGCTGCTGGCTTCACCGCAAGGCGTGGTCAGCAGTTCGCCGGAGGGACGGACAGCCCGGATGTGATCTGTGAGGAGCTTGCAGCACTACACCAAGAGGTGAAGTTCGTCGAGAACCTCAACCTTATCAAGGCCACAGAGCAGGCCGAGCGCGATGGTGCTGGTAAGGCTTGGATCGTTGCTCACAAGAAGAACCGTACACCTTGGCTAGTGACGATGAGCAGTGAACTGTTCTTCAAGCTGCTCAGGGATGGCATGGAAGGTTTGGCTAAATAATTCTGCACCCAGCAGGGGCGCGACTGCGCAACGCGCACATTTGCAAAATGAAAACATGTCGGATCTGCAAAGAGGAGAAGGCGTATGAAAACTTTAGTTTAGCTCGAAGAAATACAGACGGGCTCAATGCTACCTGCAAGGCATGTGATAATTTGCGTAGGAAAAAAAGCGGAGCACAAACGTATAAAAAATATGAAAAAAGGCGAAAGAAAAATCCAATGCTTAAGGTAAAGGCATGGTGCAAGGGGCAAGTTAGAAACGCAAAGGACAGTGGCATTTTAATGATTCAGCCATGTGAGGTGTGTGGAAGCACAATTCGAGTTGAAGCCCATCATGATAATTACTTTTTACCACTACAGGTTAACTGGCTGTGCGCAACACACCACAGAAGACGGCATTACGAACTCAACGTGATAGCTAAAACGCAAGGCAGAGAATCTCATCCATTTTTTCAGGTTCCAGAGCAAGTTGGCAAAAACACACTACAAGGAAAGTTACTATGAAACTAAACATAAACATCACATATTCATCCGGCACTAAGGTCGAACTGGTCGTCCCTTTGGAGGAACCACGCGAACAACCAGAGTCACCTGTGACACCTGTACAGCCTGCGCAGGACTTGGCAGATGCCATGTGCATAGTCACGAACAAAGAACTTGAGTCGTCTGGCAAGCGGTACACTTCCGTTAACGAGCTTATCGACGATCTCTGCAAAGACCCCGAGTCAGGCAGGACGATGAGCATGTACAACATGACGTACACAACTATCGACGGCAAGGAGTGGCAGGTGCCACCTGGCTTGATGAAAGATCTAGTCATCATCTACGGCGAGAAGACCGTCGAGCAGGAGCTACTCAAAGCCCACGCCTGGCTCGAAGCTGATCCCCAGCGTCGCAAGACTCCACGCGGCATGGGGCGCTTCCTGAACGGTTGGCTATCCCGTGCATCGTCAATGGTGCGTACACCGATCAAAACCTTACTCAAGCGCGATAGTTTGATGTCTACAAATGGAACACAAGAAAGCTGGTAGGCGCAGGCCGGTGGAGTTGCCACCCGACACGGTGGTGCCAACTGCACTGGAGGCCGAGCGCGGCATAGCGTCGATTGCGCTGAATCATCCTGAGGTGTTCTTGCACCACATAAGCGAGAAGAACTTCAAGGTAAGCGACATCTTCGACCCGCTCAGTCACCGGGTGTGCGAGATTATCTTGCAGCAGCAGTCTCGCAACGCTTCATCCGAGATCCGCGTGATCTTCGAGAAGTGTCGCGAGACGCTACCAGCGACCGAGTTCCACCAACTCAGCGACCTCTACACGCTCATGCCCATCGCTGGTGCAATTGGCGACCTTGTAGACATCGTCAAGAACACGGCCAAACGGCGCACCTTGCAGCATGTAGCTTACGAGACGCTGATGGCCATTAGCGATGCCAGCGTGCAGACGCCGGAGCTTCTGAGCGACGTCGTGATGAAAGTCGAGGGACTGTCCCGTGAGCTTGCTCCGCCCAAGGTGATGGACACTAAGGCGCTCCTGCTCAATGCGCTGACACGCTACGAGAGCGGCGATGACGAGTCCATGCGGATAAAGACTGGTTATTCTGCTATCGACAACATCTGTCCTATACGATACGGAGACTTTGTGGTCATCGGTGGTGAAACCAAATCCGGCAAAACCATGCTGGCACTCAACATTATTGCAAATCTAATAAATGAATAAACTCGTAAACCTAACCCCTCACGACATTACCATCACTGGTTATGGCGTGATTGAACCCAGCGGCTACAGCGTAAAGGTGCATAGCCACTTGAGCAAGGTGGCAGACGTTGATGGCGTGCCAATCATGTGCTGTAAAGATGCCAAGGTCAGCAACCTGCCTGACCCTGTGAAGGGAATCCTTTACATTGTGCCTGGCTATGTGCGTACTGCACTGCCCAACAGAACAGATTTGGCTAGTCCAACAAAACTCATCCGTGACGGAGCTGGCAAGATCGTCGGCTGCGGTGCGCTTGAAATCAACCCATAACAAAATGAAAACAGAACTACTACAAAACCTAGAGATGACAACTTACCGTGGAATGCACGGTTTATCAAAACACAGCTTAGACTCGTTCGCAGTCTGCCCGGCGTACTACAAGTGGAAAGAACGTCAAGAGTGGAAGCCGTCCCGCGAGATGGAGCTTGGCACGCTTGTCCACAGTCTCGCTCTTGAGGGGCGCTGCGAGTACGCTATTGCTCCAGCGTGTGATCGGCGCACGAAGGAAGGCAAGCTGACGTGGGAGAACTTTTGCCAAGAGAACATTGGCAAGGTCATCCTTAACGAGGATGAAGGGGCGCGTGTTGAGGGTGCTTGTGCGGCAGTGGAGCCGCTGCTTCAGATGGTGACAGCAGCTAAGATTATCGAGGCATCCATGTTCTGGGAACGTGACGGTGTGCAATGCAAGGGGCGCCCAGACATGATCACCGAGATCAAAGGGCGTCCGGCTGTTGTCGATTTAAAAACGACCAGCGACTTCTCGAAATTCGACCACAAATTCTTTGGCTTTGGTTACGACAAGCAAGCTGCTTGGTACACCTACGGCCTTGAGCAGATCACCGGCCAAGAGGACATCGACTTTTACTTTCTCGTCGTCGATATGCAAGCGCCTCACTTGTCGCAGTGGGTGAAGGCATCGACCGAGTTAATCAACATAGCCAACGAGCAGCTCGACGTGACGTTATCGCAGTACAAGCTGTGCCTTGATCAAGATGTGTGGCCCGGCCCGCCAACGATGCGCGTGATGCTGCCAAGAAGATGGGAGGAAGCATGAGCGACTGGGTACTTATCCGCCGCACTAACGTGCTGCAAAACGTGGAGCTGCCGCGTCCTAAGAAGACGCAGGACATCATCGCCATTGGCGAGAAGGCAGCACTTGGATCGAAGATGGAGGCGCTTATGCTTCTGCCCGAGAATCAATCGACGGATCTTATTGAGGTGAAGTATCTGCTTCAGCAGTACATGGGACAGCACAGTCACACGTCTGCAAGGCCAGGTAATGGAATGCGATGAACAAAGGAATACTCGTCATCTCGCTTGAGATGCCAGCCAATCAAATCATCGACCGTCTCGTCGCCCGGCTCGGCAACGTCAGCCTGCGTGCGCTCGCTGAAGGTGCCAAGCATGAGCGTGACATACGAGGCGTCCACAGTGCCATCCAGAAGCTCAATAACAGCCGTCTGGTAGTGCGGGACGATCTCTACGACATCGCGAACATATGTGCCACTGCACGGGCTATGGCGAAGTCGCCGGACGGACTCGGTGTGTTGTTCGTTGATTACATCCAGCTTGTCAGGTGTGACCTTGGCAAGGATAGCAGCCGTGAGCGTGAAGTAGCTGAGGTGAGCCGAAGTCTGCGACTGCTTGGTATCGAATTAGGTTGCTTAGTCATCTCGATTACGCAACTAAATGAACAGGGTAAAGCTCGCGAAAGTCGCGCAATCGGGCAAGACGCTACAGCCGTGATGGTTGTGAAGCTCTCCGATGACGCAGAGTTCCGCGAGGTTGGCATACCCATCCAACGAAATGGCCCGTGCGGCGTCAGTGCAAACTTACGCTTTACAGGCAAAACCGCTACGTTCCATAATGAATAAACACTACCAAAGTTACATGAAATTAGAACCTGACAACTCCAACAAAGCCGTCCCGTATCTCTGGGGCTTTGCTACTCTCGCCGTCTTTGACGGACTTGCCATCGCCCACTTCGCTGAAGAGTTATGGGAGGCCATTGTATTGCTCATCCTATTTTGGGCCAGTGCAGCGTTCGCTGTGTCAGCCATGCAAGAATGGAGGGGCAAATGACCGACGAACAAATCAACGCAGCGATTGCTGAGGCGTGCGGTCGAAAACGCAGGCCGGATGGGGATTGGTATCCCGATAATGGATCAGCAGGCACTCAAGCAATTCTCAATTACTGCGCCGACCTCAACGCCATGCATGAGGCTGAAGCCACGCTGACAGAAGATCAACTTTGGCGTATGGCTCGCGAGATTGAGCGCAATGAGGAGCAGTGGTATTTTCGAGCAACCGCCCAACAACGCGCAGAGGCGTTCCTTCGGACATTAGACAAATGGGAGGACAGCAAATGATCAGCACAGGTTACCCCGGTGATAGCGACCCGCTAGCAGAGCTACCCACATGTCCCGAGTGTGGCATCTGGCTTACGCAAGATTTGTTTGATGACTGGATCTGCGAAGACTGCGACGCAAAGAAAAATGAAGAACCCACCTAAAATTCAGGTTGCTATTGCTGTGTTGAGCATCATAGCTTTGGCGCTGAGCTTTATCCTCGACAGAGAATGAGTGCTCAACTAATCGACAATCTCATGGAGAAGATCCATGTACTAACAACAGAAAACAAACGACTAAAAGATGAGAATCAGACAAAGGCAGAGACAATCGAACGGCTGGGTAGCGCGCTTGCGCAAGATCGATCCACGGGAGTGGCGCAGCAGAATTATGGAGTTGCCGGTGAAGATGCAGGTCTTCATAGCGCAGATTGTGTGGTGGGATTACTTCGCGGACAAGACGGTGCCGAACCGGTGGCCTGAGCTAGACATGTGGCTCCGCGCACATCCTTCCACTTTTCGCAAGGAAGTGTGTCCTACTGACGAGGAGATGGTTGATGCGCTGTTAAGCATCGGGTACGAGGAAAGAACCGCACTGCGCCGGATGGGTATCAACCAGAACAACAAGTGGCACAAGTACAACTAACATGGACGCAAACGAACTAATCATGTACCGGCACGTTTTGGTCCAAGCTGCATCGGCTATCGAGCAGCTCAAGCATTGCTTGCTACGACACTACGATGCCAACTCGGCGTTTGCCAACGACCGGGCTGCACTGCTCGACGCTGATCTTGTGCTGGCGCAGGCGTATAAACTGACAACGAAGGAGGACAAATGACTACAAACGCACTTATAGAAAATCTTAAATCATTAAACCTAGAAGGGCCGCTTACAAAATCCTTGGTGTCCTTAGCTGCTCTAAGGCTGGATGAGTTGCAGCAACTAAACAAAAACCTAGAGTGTTCATGTGATTCTTGGGAAGATGAAGTAATTAAGTTGCGCAAAGAGCTTGAAGAAACCCGCCCAGAACCGTCTCGGCTTGAGATTGCGGCTATGGTGCTGCAAGGCATGACGGCATGCTCGCACCTTTGGGGTGATCCAGAGAATACAGCGCTCAAGAAAGCAGACGCACTCATCAAAGCAGCAAAGGAGGCGCAATGAACTTACCAAAGATTATTGGCTTCACCGGGCTGTCCGGCTCAGGCAAGAGTTACGCAGCTTCGGTTGTTCAGGATTGCTACCCTGCCTATCGGCTCTTCTCGTTTGCGCACGAGATCAAGCGGCTTGCTGGCTGCTATATGGGCTGGGATGGCGAGAAGGACGAGCGTGGGCGCAAGCTCCTGCAAGACCTAGGCATGGCTGGCCGAGCGTATGATCCGCAGTTGTGGGTGGGCTTCATGCCGCCCGACAGGCTACTAGTCATCGACGACGTACGCTTCCTCAACGAAGCTGCGGCTATCCGCGAGGAAGGCGGCATCGTCATCCGTGTTAGACGGTTTGGTGTAGATCCAATGGATCATGTGTCCGAGACCGAGCAAGAGCAGATCAGCCCGGACTTTACGCTGGTCAACGATGGCAGCGAGACGTTCAAGCACATACTACTACACGAACTTAAGAAATATGGCAGCAATGAATAAGCGTCAGTTATGGATACGCCGGGTTGAAGCCCGGTGCGGGATTGCGCCCCTAGACTTCAAGATGGCGCGGTATATTGAGTTGCTCAACATCAGCAACATGCAGGACTTGCGTTGGTCGTTTACGACGCCTAAAAGCGTGTATGGCATAGGTGCTGGCACGATAAATAAACTGAAGGAGCTTGCCGGTATGACGCCGCCACCTAAACGGGTGACATGGAAACGGGAGGCGCTGCGGCTGTATGCACTGCTTGATCAACATGATATAGAGTACATAAAGAACAAATGACACCAGACGAAGAGATTTATTGGATTGAAGCTGGCCTTCAATGCGACGGCGTTGAGCTAGACGACTGGACAAAGGACGCGATCATCCGCTATGGGCGAATGCTGACCGATCGGTTTATGGAGGATATCCATGACTTGCGACTTGAGAACAGCGCACAGGCAGCGATCATTGAACAGCTTAAAGAACAAATACAAAGATGACACCAGAACACGCTATCGCTACAGAGATGCTACTGCTTCAGGCCGAACAAGAGATTGATCGGCTGAAGGCGCGGATCGAACTGCTTGAGAAGGAACGTCAACAGGAGGCTGATATCCAGCTAAAGATTGCGCTTAAGGCAGATAAGTACTACATGCAGCTTCAGGCTATCAAGGAGAGCGCCTTTGGCGAGATCCACGGCATCACGGCGGAAGATCTGTCGTTTATGAGCGAACGAGAATGAGCGAGGCACCCAAGCGCAAGAAGCGCAACGCAGTCTATCGGTCACCAGAGTCCCGTGCTAGGCAGCTAGCCGGGCTTTCTGGCGTGAAGATAGAGAAGCATGTGCCAGGTGTAGTCATGGAGAAGGTGAACGGACAAGGTGCGCTTGCTGGTATACCGCCTGAGATACAGAAGAAGGTGCTGGATCTGTTCATTACTGGTCAGCACAGCCGAGCTATAGCCATGCAGCTCGGTATCAGCGAGCGGAGCGTGGATGAGATTAAGGTGAGCGCGCTCGATATGGACTCGCAGTTCCGTAATGCGTACTTCAACACGAACTTGAAGGCCAAACTACAATCGGTGATCGACGGCGCTGCCCAGCGTGTCATGGAGCTGATGCCCGAGATGAGCGCGAAAGACGCCGTGCTGGCCCTGGGCATCACACTAGACAAGTATGCTAACCTAGAGAAGAACAAGGTGCCAGATCAGTTGCACCAGCATGTGCATCTGCACACGAACAACGACATCTCTGCCGCTTTCATGGCGGCCCTTAAGCCGCCGAAAGCACAAGACGATCATGTTGGAACGATTGAAAACGAGTAATGCGATAGCCGGTCTACCTTGTAAATCAGACATTCAACTTCTAAATTTCAAGGTGGATTTCAAAAATCAAATTCCAAATTTCAAATCCGAAATTGAAAATCAAATTTCAAATTTCAAAATCAAATCTCAAATTCAAAATTCAAATTTGGTTTTACCGAACGGGATTGACCTGGCCAATGAGGTACACGACCTGCGCGATCTTACCGAGCGGTATTGGCGCATCATACAGGCGCAGCACGTCAAGATAGCGCAGCTCGAAAGCCAGCTATGTGCGACGATTGCGAAGCTCTAGAGGAAGAGGCCGAGTTTTATGCGAGTGAGGCCGCGAAATGGCGGAGCATATATGAAGTGTCACATAAGCGTGAGCGGATGTTGGCGCGCCAGCTCGCTACGCTGCTCGAGAGCTTGCGCCGAGTTGCGAGGGAAGTGCGTGGAGTGGGACGGAATTAGCTATCGCAGTCAGGCACGCGGCTCACGACAATGTGGCGCTGGTTTGCCCACAAGCGGGCCTCCTTGGCCGACGTGAAGCGCCGAATGAGTTGCCTTGGCCACAGGCATTCAAGCGTCCAAGTGTTTTCAACTTTGTAGAGTAGTGCTTTGTCTTTCATGGGTAGGGTTGGGTTAATCCGCGATGGCGCTCCACATTGCATTGAATTCAGCGTCCGACACGCCACAAGTGCACCCTACCATTTGATGGTGTGGCGTCGGGCTTCCAGAACAATAGGCGCAGCGTGGCGCAGGCTGCACTCGGTCAATCAGCTTGGTCGGCACTGGCTTGTCGGTGTCGGTGTAGCGTAGGTGCGCTTTATACTTGTGGCCACGCGCAGTTTGTAGCGAGCGACCCCAGCCGCAGTAAGTGACGCGCACTGGGCGACCATCTAGGGTGCCGGTGAGACCGTCCCAGCCATGCACGGCTTTGCGCACGGCGACGTGAACGTAAGTGACACCGTAGCGGCGGGTTTCTTTGACGTAGGGTAACAAGTTGATGATTGTCATGTGTATTTTATTTTTGGTTTTGCTTATCTGAAATCAAATTTGTTTTTCTGATTCCAGATTTCAAAATCAAAATGGTATTGGTGATTTCAAAATCAAAATTGGTTTTCTAAAATCAAATTTCAAAAAAGGTTTTTGCCTGGGGAAAGCCACAACCGAAATGCACCTGGGCGACACGGAGCCGCCGCCGCATGGGTGTGCTGGTGCGCAGTGTGGCAAAAGCGCGCCGCGGCGCCCGTGGTTAGCCGGCTCGGATCCGAGCAAAAGAGAACCCGCTGGGCGGGAAAACCCAGCGGGCCTGAGTGTAGCGGGTTAGATCATGCCACGCATGACGTTGCGGTATAGCGCGCGGTTTTCTAAGTGAAGCCGCACGGTGGCAATATAGAGCGTGCGTCTATCGGCTCGGGAAAGCGCTTTCCATGCCTTCGGCTTGAATCGGCTCCTAACGTACCGAAAAGCGCTTGTGTAAGTATCAGACACGTGCAGGCGCGCTACGATAGGGTAGAGCCGGCAAAGGGCAATAGTGAGAGAGAATGTTTTCATGAGATTAGATGGAAACAACGAAGCCGGACTCGGAGCGCTTTGCTTTGCCTTTGGCGGTTAATCCTACTACGCAGCCCTTCGGATCCAAAAAACGGAGGTCGGATTCATCTCCGACGATAACCCGTTTTCCTAGGTATCGCTTCGGAAGTGTTTTCCGAAAGACGACGGCCACGTTTCCGCGGGCCTCGAGAACCCGCCTGCAATCGGCTTCGTTAGTTTCAGAGCGTGAGAAAACCAAGCGGTAGTTTTTTGGGTGTTTCCCGGCCGCATTATCAAGCGCGCGCTTGGGATTCTTTGTGTAGTCGTAGAAAGCAACCCTTGGGAAAAGGTCCATGAGGTTCAACCCGTTAACCTTCAGCTTTTCCCAAGCGATATCGGACGTCCCGTTTAGACGCACTACCGGCCGCAACCCAAGCTTAAGCGCTTTAAGCTGCAAAGCGTGAATATCAAGCGCCAGGTTGCAAAGGAAGGTGGCGTTAGCCTTAAAAAAAAGGGCGGTTTTGGCGCGCCTTGCCTTTTGTACCGAATTGAAGGCCCCACGGCCTGCCGAATTAAGGCAATCGGCAGAGCAACCTGGTGAAGCAAAGGGACACACGTTTCCGAAGCCACCCAGATCCAAAGGGGAAAGGTAGAGAATCCCAGTGAGAAAACCGAAGGATTCACCCTTCACGGTTTTCGCGTCATTACTGATTCCAAGTAATTCACGGCGTTTGAAGCCGCTTGGCAAGATTAACCCGAGTAAATGTGCGGTACGGTAGAAACCGCGACCGAGTGTGTGTAGGCAGTGTTTAGCTGGTGCGTTCATATGTTGCTTTTTTGTAGTGTGTTAGGTTTGCGTTGTTGGTTACTTGTTGCGGTTAGCTTTGCGATAGTCGCAATAGACTGACAACCAAAGGGATGCGGTTACGAGTGCACAGCCGCCCATTAAAAGGAAGAGGCACAATCTGGTATAAGCCGCGTATTCTAAGGCATTCATGTCGGATGGGTTCATAAGGTTGGGTTGGGTTTGTTGGGTTAATCTTGAGCAAAGCAACGAAGGTGACGGAGAGCGTTTGAAAATGCTGCACGGTCGCTTGTCCCGATGTCGGAGAAGTACTTGCGCAAGCGCGTGCCTGTTGGTGTGGTGAACGTTAGGTCAAAGCTGCACTTGCGACCATACGGGTGAAACACGCCACGGTGCATGTAGCGAATCGTATTGGTGTGAAGTATGAACGTGAAGGACTTAGAGCCCTCGTGGATGGTGTGGAGTTTGTCGGTTTTTAGCATTTTGTAGTGTGTTTAGGTTGGACTGACGTGGGCAAAGATAGCGTGCGTACATACGATGGCAACACAAAAGAAACGACAAGCAAAGAAAAGCGCGCGTGCCTGGTGCGTGCGTGCAGCCCGGCGAGTGCGCGAGTGGCGCGACCGTGGTACGTGGTGCGGAGTGCGTGCGGTGCGTGCGTGCGGCGAAGCGAGAGCGGAGTGCGTGCAGCGGAGTCGGTGGGAATACCCTAGTGCTGTGGTAGGGTATGAAATGCGTTACGCCCCTTGGATTGTATACAATCACCGCGCGCCCGCGTCCCGCCCGCCCAGCTCACCCGTCAACGTCCCATCGGCACGCCAAAAGCGACCTCGCCGAGCACCAAAGCGGCGCTTCCGGCACGTCACGATTGAGCCGCCCTTGCAAGCTGCTGCGGCTGAGCGGGTTGGCCATAACGCAATACTATGCATATCATATGGAATGGGATTCTACAGAGTAAAACCGGCGATAGGGGCGGAGGGGGTTCGACCTGGATATACGACGGCGACGGCGACGCATAGCACCCCTCAGATTTTTTTTCGCCAACTGGCCCCCTTCGCACTTGCCCTACACCTGTAGCTTGGCCTACCGTGCTCGTGGCAGCGTGTGTACATGCTGTGCCGCTGGGAGCAATAGACGTGTTTCTGTGGGGGTACACGTCGAGCGGGCGCCCGGTTAGCTGGCCCTTGTTGGGCGTAAGCTTGCGCTGCCGCTTCTTTTCCTGTACCGTCGCTTGTACTATGACCAAGTACACACTAAGCGAAAAGACTGTTAAGGCGCATCTAGGGAGCGCATATCGACCATTGTCGTACAAGCTCGACGAGGACTATATCGAGCGTAAGGCCTTCAAGGGTATCCGCCGTATCTACAGGAGCGACCTGCTTGATGGTACGTTGCCAGGTGAAGTGGCCGAGCAGGAGCAGCCGGTGGACGAGCATATCGGTGAAGTTACCGAGATGGTTACGGAACCTCGTTACATCCCGATACATAACGAGTCTATGGAGCAGAGGATCGTGTACTTGTACCCCAACAAGCGTTGGGTACGCACAGACGTTGAGGATATGGTGTTTGTCGGTATGAAGGGGATCAACTTTCGTCAGGGTCAACGTATTTGGGTTAAGAACAAGACGCTATGCATAAGATGACGCTTAAGGACAAGTTAGCGGTATATGACAAGCTTGAGCAGCTTAAGAGTAAGCTTAAGTCGCTTATGTTCGCGTTAAGTGCAGGTTATGTTCTGCATATCGCACTTAAGTGGTGCTTAAGCCTGGTGAACGCGCAAGAGATGCAGCTTAACACGTTTGAGTTGGCTATACTCTGGATTATCTGTTCTTAAGCTGAGGAGAAGTTCTTACTCTCTAGTAATATTCCCCTTCACTAGTGATCTTCCCTTACTCTTGCTTCGTGTTGCCGTTCGCACTAGGCTTCGCCCAGATGCTCACTCTCGCAGCAAGCTGCTCACCGGAGGAGATAAACAATCCGGCAAGAAGAGTTGCGAGTGAGCATAGTACCCCCAAGACTCAGCATTACTGCCTATCTTGGGGGAATACTATACAAAAAGGAGATCAACGATCCGTATAAGTGTCGTCGTTCGTTTCGCAATTACAGTCATGAGTGATGGCTACCCGTTCGGGAAACTCTTGCCCTTCTCGTAGGCGTGACTGCTAGTACTCTGCAACTTTGAAGCCGAAGCAGATGTTTAATCCAGCCCAAGAGGGATGGCTGGAACCATTTAGTCGCTCGTGCGTCCGATGTTTCAGGTGGCGCAGAAGGTACACGGTCGTTATTTGACGACAGAGCGAATATAGAGCATCGTAGTGAAAACGTCAACAGGTATGGATGAAAAAAATCAAGAAATTATCGAGAAAGTCTTAGCCTATAAGCTGGAGGAACATCCTACGCTTCCGTCGCCGAATAAGCGGCAAAGGATGGAGATGATCGAGAACATTGGCCCGGAGAAAGTACTCGACTTGTTCTTGATGCGGGAGAACAAGATTAAGGCGGAACTGAACGACCCCATGCGGTATGGCCACGAGCTGCCGCACTGGCCGGATGCGGATAAGCTGCTAGGCCGCTACAATGAACTGGTCGTCCTTGGCGGGAACAGAAGTGGCAAGACTGAGTTTGCCGCCAAGCGTATGGCCCAAGCTTTCATCGGCACTGATTTGAACGGACAGGCGCCTGAGTGGGTAAAGGAACGCCACGGTAAACGGAACATCCGCATCTGGTGCTTGCACACGACCCACATGACCAGCGTCTCTGCCCAGCAGAACGTCTTCTATAAGTACCTGCCGCCAGAGATACGCAACATCAAGCGCACTAATCATACGCAGATTAGCTTTAGCCAAAAGAACGGCTTCAGCGACAATACGGCCGTGTATATGGGTAACCAGATCTGGTTCCTTAACTACGCCCAGGACATTAAAGTCGTCGAAGGTGGCGAAGTGGACTACGTCTGGTGCGATGAACTTGTCCCGCAGAACTGGCTGGAGACTCTTCGCTACCGTTTGGTTACCCGCTCCGGCAAGCTCATCGTCACCTTTACGCCGGTGCAAGGTTACACCCAGGTCGTTAAGGAGTACATCAACAGTGCCAAGGTTACGGCTACCCGCAAATCTCCATTGTTACCCAATAACAACGTCCTAACCGTCCCTAAAGGTGAAATGCCCTATCAAGCGGAGAACCTTTACGGACGACACGCCTGCATCTGGTATCATACCGAGCTTAACCCGTACAACAACTGGGAGCGCATGAAGCAGGAGCTTTCGGGGCGCTCTAGCCACGACATCAAGATCCGCGCTTACGGTTGGGCAGATCAGACGGCTGGCTCAGAGTTTCCGATGTTCGGTGACCATAACCTGTGGAAAGGTGACGCTGAAGAGGTCATCCCCGAGGGTAGCAACTACATGGCTATCGATCCGGCAGGGGCGCGTAACTGGTTTATGCTCTGGGCTAGAGTAGATAAGTACGGTATACTGTGGGTCTACCGTGAATGGCCCGATCAAAGCTACGGTGAATGGGCTTTGCCAAGTGATAAGCCTGACGGTCGAGCTGGCCCGGCACAGAAGGCGGGGGCAGGCCGTGGAGTCAACGAGTACACCGAGCTTATCTGGAGCCTTGAGACTGCCGGAGACAAGCGTGAGATGATCGTTGACCGTTGGATTGACCCAAGAACGGCTGGAACGGAGACGATCACTAAAGACGGTGGCGTCACCGTGCTTGACCTACTTAGTCAGGCTGATAATCCGCTCATATTTACGCCTGCCGCAGCCCTGCCAATTGAAGAGCGAGTGCTATTAATCAATGATCTTTTGTCGTGGGATAGAGAAAAACCAATGGAAAAAGGAGTAAACCATCCAAAACTAATGATACATGAGTCTTGTCAGAACTTAATTTATAGTTTAAAGGAATGGACTGGACAAGATGGACAAAAAGGTGCTAGTAAAGATCCTATCGACGCTTTAGGCTATATGGTTGTCATGCAGCCAGCCTATTTTGGCGGCTTAGATTGGGAAAAACAATCTAAACGAATGTCTATGACAGGAAGTTATTAACATGATCTCACCAGTTGACCCTTTAGCTATTGCTTCTGATACGCCTGACATCGGCGAGCTATTGAGCGAGTACAATCGTTCGATGATTAACTCGTCACAGGGTAACTTGGTGACGAAGTTTGATAACATCCGTTTTGCTCGTTGGGCAGGACAGACTGATGACGGGAAAAAGCATAGTGATTCCCGTCCAGAAGGCAGCCCGGCTTGGCCGTTTGAAGGTGCAAGCGACGTTCGTAACCGCCTCATCGACTCGTCTTGCAACGAGCTTTCCGCTCTGCTTGTTACGGCCTTCCAGCGTGCAACCATCCGGGCGTCTGGCGTAACCCTCGACGACGCGCCGGTTAGCGGCATTGCCACGAACCTTCTGCACTGGATTCGCGACTCTAAAATGCCGCAGGAGCTTCGTAAAGAGGCTGAGCTTGGGGCGCAGTACGCTTTGCAGTACGGCTGGAGCGCGTTCTTTGTAGGCTGGCAGCAGAACATCAGCAAGCGTACACAGGAAATTACCGCTGAAGAACTTTTCCAGATGGCTGCGCAGGCACAGGGATCTGTGTTGGCCGAGTTGCCACAGATGATCTTGGACGCTCCAGATCAAGCTGCTGCGATACTTCAGGCTGCGATACCTGACTTGGACGCTTCGGAAGCCAAGCGCATGGTTAACGAGATGGCTACGACTGGCCGTGCGACGTATGACCAAGAGTACGTCAGCCGCAATCTTCCCGAGATCGTTGCGCTCAAGCCCTGGGACGAAATCATCGTTCCGCCAGAGACGGCTGATTTGCAGCGATCACGGGTAATCTACCGTAGGACATGGATGTCCGAGGTTGAGTTGCGCGAGAAGATCACGACTGAAGGCTGGGACCCAGACTGGGTTGAGCGTGCGCTTCAGCAGATCGGCAAGAGCAGTACCTTCTACAACATCAACCTGCTCCCAACAACGACCATGTTGGTTTACAACGGCGTAAACTACATGAACATGGTGGAGGTTGTTTATGCTTACACGAAAAGCCTCGACGGAAAAGCTCCCGCCATCTACTTCACCGTTTTTTGTCCGCAAGCTGCGTCCAATCGAAAAGAAGATGCAGCCTCGTGGGCTATCCATCAGCGACTTGATTACGCTCACGGCGAATACCCGTTTGTTGAATTCCGTCGTGAACAGTTGCGCCGCGCTATTACTGATACTCGTGGTATACCCGAGTTGGCTAGCACTGATCAAGACGAAGTCAAGGCCCAGCACGATTCGATCCGGGATCATACTGCCTTCTCGACTTTACCTCCCATCAAAGTCGTCAAACGAATTGGTGCCATCAACAAGGTGGGACCAGGAGTGCAGTTGCCTGTCGTAAGCCCAACGGACTACAGCTTCATGGAGCCGCCTGCGCGTGAACCCACGGTGGCGTTTAACTTGATCAACCGAGTTGAAGCTAACCATGCAGCTTACTTCGGCACGATTAACCCAATAGTGCCACCGGCCAAGACGCAGATGTTGCAGCAGTTGCTCGTCAATAGCTGGCTGCTTAGCTGGCGTAACATCTACCGGCAGATGTTTGCGTTGTGCTGCCAGTACATGAGCCCGGAAGAGATCCTGCGCGTCACCGGCGGACAATTGCCACAGAGCTTGTCCGAAATACACAACGAGTTCGACCTTAACGTCCGCTTTGACGTGATGGACATGGACAAGGAGTACATTGCGCAGAAGATCGACTTCCTTACCAAGGTTGCGCAGCTCGACACGGGCGGCGTGCTTAACAGAACGCGCCTCACCGAGATGATGATCCAGGCCATTGCGCCTGAGATGGCAAGCGAGCTTATCGTCAACCAGCAGCAGGCTAGTGTGCAAATGTTTAAGGGCGTGCAAAGTGACATTGGCAACATGCTGCTCGGCAACGAGGCGCTGTATCAAGAGAACGATCCTGCCGCACAGACTAAACTGCAATACGCGCAGCAAGTGATGCAGTCCAACCCGAAAGCACAGGCTGCGTTGCAACAGGATGAAAACTTCCGTGCGCTCTTTGAGAACTACGTTAAGAGCCTTCAGATGTCTGTTATGCAACAGCAGAACGCGCAGATTGGTAGGATTGGTGTAACTCCTGTATCACAACAATGACGGAAGATCAAAAGAACGCCTTTGGCTTTTCAGGGAAAAACATTGTCTGGAGCGAAGTGCTTAAAGTTATCGAGCAGTTGCAAGAGCAACATTGGATGATGGCTATAAGTAAAGACTGCAAAGGAGAAGATAGAATACATTCAGCAGGTCAAGCTGATGGGATTAATCTCACTTTAAGCACGCTTATTGAATTAAGAAAGCAAGCAAGAGAATTAAATGGCTTGACTAATAACGAAGATTTGGCATAACGCCACTAGCGGGCTAACCAGCGTTACTGGTTTGATTATATAAAGGACTTGCTACCTATTAGCATGAACGAAGCACAAACACAGCCTGACGCCGGGAGTCAGGAGGCAGGAACGACACCCGTTGCATCAAAACTCGGTTTGCTGGATCAGCAAAGTCTCAGTGACTTGCTTAAATCTGGTTTCCTTGACGAGAAGGAGGCGACTCCCGCCAAAGAGGAGCAGGCTGAACTTGAAGTTGACACTGAGGAGCCAATTGTGGACTCGGAAGTGGAAGCTGAGGTGCAAGCCGATCAGCCCATTGAAGAAGAAGCTGAAGCTGAAGAAAGTTCGTTAAGCAAGGGCGTACAGAAGCGCATCAACAAGTTAGTTGCTGCGAAGAAGGCCGCTCAAGCTGAATTGGAAGCGCAAAAGTCGCGTTTATCTGAACTGCAAAGGGAACTAGAGACTGCAAAGTCTTCGGCCCCGGCAAAGCAGGTGGACGTATCCGATGCAGTCGAACGCTTGTCCACCATCGAACAGGTGAAGGAAGAGCGCCAGAGAGCATTGGATGTCATTTTGTGGTGCGAAGAGAACCCAGATGGAGGAGTAATTACCCTGCCAGATGGAACTGAGAAGGATTTAACCGATCAGGAAGTTCGCAGCATGAAGCGATTGGCGATTCGGCGCAAGGAAATCGAACTGCCCGCCCGCGAAGAGTACCTGCAACAGCAGACATACGTCGAGGGTGAAGTAGTTAAAGACTTTCCTTGGTGGAGCAAGCCAGAGACTGAGGAGTATCAAACTGCTCAACAGATTCTGCGTGAGTTTCCAGAGCTGAAAAAGCGCAGGGCAGACTGGAAGCATGTTGCTGGATTATTAGTTATGGGCATCAAGGCCTACGGCGAAAAGAAAGCACAGAAGAAACCAACTGCACCAATCAAGCGTGCGCCAGTGCAACCGTCCATTAAGGCGGCTCCTGCGCGTACGACTCAGACGGACCTTCAGAAAGCCAAGCAATCGTTCATTCGGAACAATTCAAGAGATGGGATGACTGACGTGATTAAAGCAATGGGACTTGTGTAAGTCCTTAACAATCAAACTTAGTTTTACTCTTATTTATGGCTATTCTTACTGAACCCCAACTTAGCGGTCGCGGTCTACGCGAAGATCTGATGGACATGATTGCGCTCGTTGACGCAAAGGACACTCCTTTTACGTCGATGGCTCGCAAAGGCAGCAAGCCCGGGAATATGTACTTCCGCTGGCAGTCTGACTCGCTTCCTACCCCTCAGGTAGGTGGTGTGGTTGACGGCACGGACGTTTCCACCTACGACAACTACGTCGTTGGCTACCGTGCTGAACTCGCGAACTACGCACAGGTGTTCCGCCGTGCAGTGCGCGTGTCCCGCCTCACTCAGGACATCGCTGATGTCGCAGGTGTGCGTGACGAACTGGCTGACAACGTTAGCAAGGGCATCACTGGCATCAAGCGTGACATGGAAGCGACCTTCACGTCGAACCAGCTCTCGCAGCAGGACAACGGAACGACTCAGGCCTACCGCACCGCTGGTGTGCAGACCTGGATCAGCACCGCTGGTACTGGAACGCCAACTCCCGGAGACATCCCTTCGATCTTCCGTACTCCTTCGACCTCGATCCTCACTGGCGCATCCAGCGGGTTGACGGACGCAGGTGTGCAGGGACTTCTGAAGTCGATCTTCGACCAGACTGGTCACTACACCAGCTTCGACGCCATCGTCGGAACTGACCTGAAGCGTGCTTTCACCGGCCTGCTCGGAACCACGGCTCTGACCACGGTCAGCAACTCCAGCAACACGCTTGCTGCCGGTGCTACCAAGGTGCAGACTTTCCAGCGTGACGCTGCGGCTGACACCTTCATCCAGAGCTTGGACGTGTTCCAGGGTGACTTCGGAACGGTGCGTCTGCATCCTTCCACGTTCATCGGAACCGTGTCCGGCACGACCTGGACGCCAACTCCTTACAAAGGTCTTGTGCTTGACATGAACCTCATCGAGGTTCGCTACGGCGGAAACGTCGCTAACGTCACTGCACTGCCAGATTACGGTGGTGGCCCTGCTCGCTTGATCGAAGCAGTTGCTGGCTTGGTTGTCGGCAACCCGCTCGGCCTCGGGAAATTCGACTACTCCTCCTAGTAGTTGTTAATCGGTGACACCTACTTTAGTGGTGTATGTGACCGTTCCCGCAGTATACTAGGACGGATCGAACGCCGGAAGCCCGCTAGGCGTGACACTCTGGAGAGACAGAGACAACTTTGCGACACCTGCCTCTGGCTCCATGCCGGGGTGCACGGACCGGGATTTCTCGGTCGCTGTAGTGGTGTGACTAGCTGGAGAGACAACTGTCGGCAACGGCCATGAATCGTTGTGGGGAACGCACCTCTTAGTGGCGTGACACCTCGGAGAGACGGGGACAATTTTACTATGATTACAATCCCTACTGACTTAGTGCCGCAGCTTGAGCAAGAGTTGCGTAAAGGCTGGCAGAAGAACCGTATTGAAGCGCAGGCTCAAGCCAAGCAAAACGAAAAGATCAATAAGCAGAAGCACAGGTCAATAGAAGGATTGGGTCAGCTTACCGCAAGGATTCCTCCCACTGCGTATCACTTCTGGGGCCAAAAGCTCGGATATGAGTGTTGGAACGATAAAGCGTTCATGGATGAGTTTTTGCGTGACAATCCCGAGTGTCGAGTCAATAGTGGAGGGACTAAAGAAATCCACGTTGGCTGGACACCAACCAATGTTCGTTCCCGTACCGTTTATCAATGAAGACCGTTCCGTTTAGCGACATTCTTGCTTCTGTCTGCCAACTTGTTGGTCTGGATCGCGCTACGCTAAACGATAAATCTTTCGGCGCAATACGCGACTTCACAAGTCGCCGGTTGTCGGTTGTGTGGGATCGTGAAGAGTGGCCTGATGTGCAAAGATACATGTACACATGGCCTGGGATGCCGGTGTCGTCGATTGAGTCCGGGCTAAACATTCTTGCTACGGAAAGCAACATTCCGCTTTCTACTGAAGATGACCAAGACTTCTTTACCGAAAACGACCTCAACACGAACACGACTCGTGTTAACTTTGACACCAACTTCAAGCGTATCTACTTGCAAGACTTTTTACACGACAGGTACAAACTTGGTACAGTTGGTGAGTCGTATGTAAAGTTCTTGAACCCGTTCTACGGCTCCGCAGACGACGGTCCACTTACTTCAGTTGGCGAGAACCAATATAACTTCACTTACTCAACAGCTACTGACAGCCTTGGCGAATACATCACAAATGTTGTGATTGAGACTGAGTTCACTAGCACCAATTACTTCACCTATAACGGCCCGAATTCGCCATTGACGACCAAGGTGTTGTTCATGGACAACCAGCAATTGTTGATCCAAATCCCAGAAGGATCATTGCAAGGCTTGGCTATTTATACGAACGACCCAAGGCAGACAACCAAGGCTATTCCGCTGCCATTTATTGCAGAGGACTTTGCCGATCAGACTCCGCAGGACTTCGGTGATGACGTTAACTACCTGCGCACCTTTAACACGTCGAAGCAGTTTGTGCAATACAGGCTGACGCCACCGCGCATGTTTGGCGTGAAGCATGACAACACATCAGTGTACTCCACGGGGTCACAGATTTACTTTGACATTGGCCAAAATAGTGGCAGCTACAGCATTAATGACAAAACCAGGGCAAGCAATGGCAATTTCTTTTTTGCTACAACAACTGTAATTGCTGGTGTTACACCGGCCAACCAAACCACGGACGTTTGGCAGCAGGTTGAGATTCCAGCTAGGTTCAGGGATTACTTGGCTAACTCTGTTTCGTCTGACTTTCTTAAGTCTGAAGGCCGCACTGAAGAAGCTGTCGTGCTTGAACAATTGGCTGAGGCTGCAATCCAGCAACAGATTGACGTTCTTATCCGCCAGCAAGCGCAGAATCAGCGTCTAAACATGGCATACACCTACTAAAATGATTACGAGATTTTTAAGAAAGCGGAATCCAAATGTGGCGCTTGATGTAAACAAAAACTTTGCCCGCATTCAAGTCAGAGGCAATTCTCAGACATTTCAGTATAAAAAGACGGACATTCCAATTTCTGCTAGAATATTGACACAGGCAGATGATTTTCTTAATACTGAAGCTAGTCAGCGCATTAACATTGGATAATCCATGAGCATCAAAATTTCTAACCTTCCAGCAGCCGTTGCTGTAAACAATGAGGATCTTGTTCCGATTGTCCAGAATGGTGTTACCAAAAGAGCAACAGCAGTTTTGGTGCGGCCAGCTTATGGAACTACCGCTAATACCGCCTGCGAGGGGAACGATGCTCGTTTAAGTGATTCTCGCACGCCAACTGGTGCCGCAAGCGGTGATTTGACTGGCAACTATCCCGGCCCTGCACTGACGACGACTGGAGTTGTTGCGCTTACTTACGGGTCAGCAGGCGAAGTTGGTCAGTTCACGGTAGATAACAAGGGGCGCATCACAAGCGCGGCTGCTGTTGCAATTACGCCTGCCGCCATCGGTGCGCTCGCAACATCACAGCTTGGATCAAACGTCTCGACGTTCTTGACTACGCCATCGAGCGCAAATTTAGCTGCCGCGCTTACAGATGAAGTTGGCAGCGGATCAGTTGTGTTTGCAAGCGGAGTTGTTGGATCTGGGTCTGCTGTACTTGCAAGCGGAGTTGTTGGATCTGGGTCTGCTGTACTTGCAAGCGGAGTTGTTGGATCTGGGTCTGCTGTGCTTGCAAACGGAGTTGTTGGATCTGGGTCTGCTGTGCTTGATACAAGCCCAACGATTGCAACGCCTACAATTTCGACTCCTACTATCAACGGGTACATTGAAGGAAACTCCGATATCGGCGTTGTGGGGGCATCTGCGACCCTTAGCATTGCCAGCAGCACCGTGCTTACTGCCACCCTTACAGCCTCAACGGCATGTACGTTTACAATGCCTCCAGTAGGTGCTGGAAAGTCATTTGTGCTTTACTTAAAACAAGCACCAACAACAGGAAATGGAACAGCTACGTTTACGGGTGTTGCTTGGCCCGGTGGAGCTGCACCAGTAATGACTGCCACAGCTGCAAGGCTTGATATATTTTCCTTTGTTTCTGATGGAGTGAAGTGGTATGGGAATTTTGCCAAAAACTACACTTATTAATGTTTGCCAAAGCATTTAATCTATTTGCAGGTCAGGCAGTGCAGTCTACTGCAATTAATGCATTACTTGTAGCAGGCGGCGCTTCGGGCGGCCAGTTTATTAATGGTGGTGGCGGCGGGGCAGGCGGCGTCTTTGTTGCAAGCGCGTTTACTGTTCCAGTTGGAGTTTCGTTGAATGTATTTATTGGGGCAGGCGGAACGTCGGTTGATTCAGGCGATGGAGTTGCAGGGAGTAATTCTTCATTTTTTCAGTACGAAGTTGCTGGCGGTGGTGGTGGAGCGGCTGGAACTTGGAGCTTTAGCGGAGATGGGGTTGCTGGAGGATCTGGAGGTGGAGGCGCACTTGGGCAAGTAACTGGCACTGGTGGGCCGGGAGGTCTAGGAAACACCCCTTCACTAAGTCCATCTCAAGGAAATAACGGCGGAGCTGGGGCTGCCAGCGGCCAATGCGGTGGCGGTGGCGGAGCTGGAGCAGTTGGATCCGCCGCAACAACATCGGCTGGAGGAGCTGGGGGCGCAGGAAGATCTGTGACAATTGGTGGAGTTGCAGAAACATTTGCTGGCGGAGGCGGCGGCGGAGCTACCACAACAACTTCTGGGGCAGGCGGAACGGGAGGTGGAGGCGCTGGTGGAAAGTCTGGATCTCCTAACGGAGTAAATGGCACTGCAAATACTGGCGGTGGAGGCGGCGGAGCAGGTAATAATCAAACCGGAGTGGCTGCGGGCACTGGCGGAAGCGGCAAAATTGTAATTTACTACTCAGGCGCACAACGTGCAACAGGTGGAGCAGTTACTACATCTGGAGGGGTTACCAAGCACACATTTATCACCTCTGGAACAATTACATTTACTTCGTAAGTACACATTAATAGTATTGCTGTTGCAGTACACTTAAAGCTATGCCAGACATCAAGATCTCACAACTTCCTGTAGCAAGCATTGTTAATGACAATGACATTGTTGTCTTAAACCAAGGGGGCGACACAAAGACCGCTGCAAAGAGCCTTATTGTTGCTGGACTAGCAACAACAGCCCAAATATCTGGACTCAATAGCGCACAGGTCGAAGCCCTAGCGTCAGCACAGATTGCTGCCATCACGCCTGCTTCAATTGGAGCTGTAGCAACTAGTGATGTCATTGCTATCAGCAAAGGCGGAACTGGAGCGACAGACGCTGTTAGTGCGCTGACCAACCTTGGCGGGATTACTTCCGCTCAAGTGCCTGCGTTTGATACGCAACAGCTAAATGCTTATGTGCTCAAGTCTGGCTCGACGATGGAAGGTCGCCTTGTCATGGCGGCAACCACAGATCAACCAAAAGCCAACATTGGCAGTGCTTTGCCTAGTGCTACAGTAAACTCGACTATTGGCGGCGACCTTTGGATTAGCGATCAAAGCAAACTTACATTTTCTCCAACCACAGGAACTGCTGTGGCTGTTGCTGGGCTTACTCAATCCAACCAATTTAATCAGCAGCAAACCATTGGCGCTGGCACAGCGGTAACCTCGCTTGTGGTTAATCCAAGCAGCACAGGTCGGGCAGCAACTTTTGCGGCAAACAGCACTGTTCCTGCTGTTGCAATTACACAGAGCGGCACAGGTGCTGCGTTGTCCGTGGATAGCAAAGGAATCTTGTTTTACGACAACACGACTCAGTCTGGAGCAACCCGTCATTACGCAGTAGACTTAGCTGCCACATCGAATCAAGCCGGGACTTCCAATACGGGAGTTACACCAAACACATTTACTTACTCTACTACTAGTGGTGTACAAGTTGATCTTGTTTCGATTTCTGTTGGCACCCTTTTGCTTTTTACTGCACAGGCTGATCCAAAGCAGAATGGGCCTTGGATTGCAACTACCGCAAATGTCTCTGGAGTGTCTGGGTTTGTTTTAACTCGCCCAACTTGGTTTAGTGGAGCAATTGGACAAGCAGTCACAATCAGTGTTGGTCAAGGCAACACAAGGTCTGGATACATTTACACCTGTGGGAAAGCCACAAACGGGTTAATTACTGTTGGGTCTAGTGATATCGTTGTTTCAGCTGTTAACTACAACCAGAACGCGCTTACTACAGCGCAGATTACGGGATTTGCGACCACGGCACAGCTTGGTGGCTACGCGACCACTTCGCAGATTGTTGGGATTGCCTTCACCTCACAGTTGTCTGGCTTTGCCACAACGACACAGCTTGAAGGCTACGCAACCACAACGCAGATTAGCACGCTTCAGCCTGCACTGACATCTGCCGCGCCACTTGCGCTTTCGCAGGGTGGAACCGGGGCAACGACTGCGGTCGCTGCGTTGTCTAATCTCGGGGCACTGTCTGCTACGGCTGCTGCTGGCGGAGATCTGTCTGGCAACTACCCGAACCCAACGGTGGCAAAGCTGCAAGGTATTTCTGTCACCAACGCAACTCCGCTCGATGGGCAGGTGCTACAGTACGACACGGCAACGTCAACTTGGATAGCGGGAGCAGTGCCAAATGGTGGATCTGGTGGTGGAGGACAGATGTTCTTCTTCAACTACAATACGGCAGCAGACGCTCCAACAACTGGCCTGCCAACAACGCCAACGATTGTTAAAGAACTTGGACGTGTATCAGACACGACTGGAACTAGTTATACATCTGGTGATTTGTCTACAACTGGATATGACCTAGTAGTCCACTTTGTCACTGACGTTCTTGATCCGAATATCACAGCCATTCCAGCCGGGCTGTTTGACTTCAACTTCTGGGCGTCATCAACTGGAACTACGTCAAATGAGACAATCGTCCAACTTAAGGTCTTCAAGTATGACGGCACGACTGCAACACTACTTGCCACATCAGACGACATCTCGATTTACGATCCAACGGTAACCGCACAGTACATCGCTTCGGTGGTATTGCCGCAGACAACTGTTGCGCTCAATGATCGTTTGTACATCCAGTTCTTAGGGAAAGCCACACAGAACAATAAGACGATCACGTTTAACTTTGGCGCAACACAGCCTTCGCACGTTCACACAACTATCCCATCTGTGGGCGGCAATGGCCTCGTAAAGGTCATCAATGGCGTGTTCCAGTCTCCAGCATCGAAGCTACTGAATGAAGATGTAGCTACCAACGCGGCTATCTCGCTGAGTAAGCTAGCCATGTCTGAAGTAAGTGTCCTTGCAGGGAACGGCTTGACTGGTGGCGGAGATCTTTCGACAAGTCGAACGCTTGCACTAGCTACTACTGGGATCTCTGCCATCACCGCAGGGTCATCCTCGGTAGTGCCTGTTATTACGACCAACATCTACGGTCAAATCACCGCACTTACGACTGAGGCTATTGCTGTTGGCGGATCTGGCACGGTAACGTCCATTACGGCTGGCACGGGCCTCACAGGCGGCACGATCACGACAGACGGCATCATTGCCCTTGAGACTGCTGGGCCGGGTGTGTTGACGAACGTAGGCTCCAGCGCAGCGGTGCCAGTCATTAGCGTGGACGCTTACGGTCGCATCAGCGCACTTGAGACGGCTTCCTTGTCGCAGCTTGGCGCTGGCACAGTGACGAGCATTGCGATGACTAGCCAAGTGTCTGGCCTGTCATTTACACCAACAAGCGCAATCACTGACAATGGCACGTTCAACCTGACTGGTGTGCTGGACATCAGCAATGGTGGCACAGGCGCTACAACGGCTGTAGCAGCCTTGAGCAACCTCGGTGGCATCACTACTGACGCACTGTCTGGGTACGCTTCTACGAGCCAATTGGCGGCCTATCAGCCTGCACTTACGACGGCTGCTCCGCTTGCGATTAGCCAAGGTGGAACTGGGGCAATCACCGGCGATGATGCACTGAAAAACCTTGGCAGTTCATTGCATTATGTGACACTGCGGACAGGAAACGCACAGACGCCATTGGCTGTATCTGGATCATATACGGCAACATGGTCTACAGGATCAACAACAGTGACCCTAGCAACTGGAGACACATCACTGTTTTCGCAAGGTAACACCTTTGGCGCTGGAGGACTTGCTGGCACAGCAATTGTCTCGATCACAAATTCAACTCAATTTGTCGTCAACGCAAGTCCATCCACAACGCAAGCAACGGCGGCTGCTATTACGGTTTTTGCAACCACGCCAACGACATTTACGTATGCCCCAGGGGTACAACCGCCAAATGATGGCTATTCAACAGTTGTTGGTGACGTTATTGCATTTAGCTCTCAAACGCCAACTCCAACAAATGGGCCTTGGGTATGCACTGTTGCAGGTGATGTAGGAGTATCGCAGGTAATGACAAGGCCAGCTTGGTTTACTGGCTCCGCTGCGCCAATTCTGGTGCAGTCTTTAAAGGGCAATACCGCACAAGGCAACATCACTGCAATTACTTCAGCAACTGGCAGCAATAATGACATTCAAGTTGGATTGCAGGGGCTTGGGTCGCATTTGATTTACCAGCGCGGGACTGTTCCAACGCTAACTTCAAACACATTCAGTGGTCGTCAAACATTTGCGGCAAACACTGCAAGTGTAAATCCAGTTAGCTTTAGCACGGCAGCGGCTACATTGCTGTCCACGCGCCAGCTTGGTGCGATTGAGTGGGATAACCGCCAGCTCTACATCACTTCGTCCACGCAGTTTGCTTTGCTTAACCGCAACCCAATTGCTACGGCTACGGTGCTGATCAACGCGCAGACTGACACTACCTACACGGTTACGGATATTGCAGGCGGCTCGGATGCAGGTAAGCTGATTACCGCAAGCAATGCTTCGCCGATTACGATTAGCATCCCAACGGACGCTACGGCTAATGCCAACTTCCCTATCGGCACGCAAATCCTTGTGATGCAGCTTGGCGCTGGTCAAGTGACAGTTTCGGCGGTTACTCCGGGGACGACTGCTGTAAACGGCAAGAACGGTTTAAAGACTTCTGGACAATACGCAATCATTTCGCTAATCAAAGTGGCTGCAAATAGCTGGATCGTTGGCGGCGATGCAACAACGTAATTTATGTTAGCTCTACTTGGAAGCCTTAAAAAAGCCGGAGTTACTCCTCCGCCAGATCCTAACCTGATAACCAATTCACTTAGGTTTCGTAGAACTGCATCTGCAAATTTAACAAGAACATTTGGCACGCCAACAAATGCAAGCGTGTACACTTGGTCGGGATGGGTAAAACGAGGTCTGGTGCCAAACAACTCGGAACAATTACTGTTTTCGGCAACAAATACAAAGTTTCAATTTTTAACATCTAGCTTCGAGGATCGGCTTTCATTGATTCTCAACGGAACAACCGCAATTACCACAACGGCTATATTTAAAGATCCATCTGCTTGGTATCATATTGTTTATGCTCAAAATGAAGCTGCTCAAACAATTTATGTAAATGGAAATGTAGTTGGCACTGGAACAACTGCAAACACTGTTTTTAACACTGCAATTGCCCATCAGCTTGGGGGAAACACTATTTCTCCCATAAACAATTACTTTGATGGCTATCTTACGGAAGTTAATTTTATTGATGGCCAAGCATTAACTCCAACTTCTTTTGGGGAAATTAACTCCACAACCGGAGTATGGTCGCCAAAACAATACACAGGAACCTACGGAAACAATGGGTTTAGACTGCGTTTTAACAGCACATCGTCTTTAGCGGCGCTGGGCACAGACAGCTCGGGAAACAACAACACTTGGACGGCGAGCAACGTGTCGCTGACGGCTGGCGTGACGTACGACAGCATGATCGATGTCCCGGTAAACTACAGCGACGACGGAAATGGCAGGGGAAATTATGCGGTGCTAGATTTTTTAAATCCAGCAACCACAGCTACGTTGTCCTCTGGAAACTTACAAACAACATCTGCTGCTGCTCAAAATATTATTGGCAGCATGTCTATGGACAGCGGAAGTTGGTATTGGGAAATTGCCTATAGCGCAGCAACGGCATCTCAGCTTGTTGGTGTTTATAAGGCTGCTGCAACAACAGTTTCAGTCACTCCAACAACCAGTGTAATTGGACTTCGATTTAATGCAGATACTGGCGCATTGGATTATACCGTCAATGGGTCAACGTATACGTCGATTGCAACAGGTCTTACTGGAGGTGGATATTTCCCGTATGCTGGATCATTGACTAACGCAAAAGTTATTTACGCCAACTTCGGCCAACGCCCATTTGCGTATACCAGACCTGTTGGATTTAATGCGCTTAACACAAACAACCTTCCGAATCCAGTAATTGTAAATCCAGCAAATTATATAGCTGCTACAATTTACACTGGCACAGCTAATGCGCTATCGGTGTTAAATAACACAAATGGCGTGTCATTCCAACCAAATTTAGTGTGGATTAAAAATCGCGCGAGTGCAAATCATGCTTTGTTTGATTCCATAAGAGGCACAACAAATTACATTTCATCTAACACAACCGCAATTCAAGTTGCTAATGCTACCACATTAACGTCATTTACTGCAAATGGATTTGATCTTGGCACAAACACAACGCTGGTTAACGCACTTAACAATAATTATGTAGCTTGGCAGTGGAGGAAAAGCGTTACATCAGGAATGGACATTGTTTCATACACAGGAACTGGCGTAAATAACACAATTGCCCATAATTTAAATGCTGTTCCCGCAATGATTATTATAAAACAGTTAACTGGAAGTACAAGCAATTGGCAGGTATATCATACCTCAATTCCAGCTACAGACAGCATACAACTTAATTTAACCAATCCAGCAGCGCCAAACTCAACGGTGTGGAACAATACAGCTCCAACTTCTAGCAGCTTTAGCATTGGCTCGTCTTTTGATGTAAATTCTTTAAACGAAAATTACATTGCATATTGTTTTTCTGAAATTTCTAACTTTAGTAAATTTGGCATATATCAAGGCAATGGTTCTAGAAACGGACCAATTGTTAATTGCAATTTTACTCCTAAAATAGTATTAGTAAAAAGATTTGACTCAGGCACAGAGCATTGGTATCTTTATGATTCATCTAGACAAATAAATACAAGACGCTCTCTTAGACCAAGTGCAGCTTTTCCTGAAGACACGACTGGTTCTGTTGATATTTATTCAAATGGGTTTAAAATAAAAACCAATGATTTTCCAAATACAACTGGCGGTAGTTATATTTTTGCAGCCTTTGCAGAAGCCCCATTTAAGTATGCGCTAGCCAAATTTTAACACATGGCACACTTTGCTGAAATTATCGACGGTGTAGTGCAACGAGTTATCGTTGCGGAACAAGACTTCATTGACTCTATTCCCGGTCAATGGGTTCAGACTAGCTACAACACACACGCTGGGCAACATCCAGAAGGACGTCCTTTACGCAAGAACTATGCTGGCATTGGCTATGTTTACGACAGTGTGCGTGATGCTTTCTATGCGCCCCAACCACATCCTTCGTGGACGCTCGATGAAGAGACATGTTTCTGGAATCCACCAACACCGTATCCAGCGGATGGCAATGCATATGCATGGAACGAAGAGTCCTTGTCTTGGGTTGCCGTTTCTTAATTTATGCCAAGAAAATCCGTATCCCTAGCAGTTGGCCGAGGTGAAAAGCTTCCTGTGTCTAAAGGCGCCGGGCTTACCGCCAAAGGTCGAGCCAAGTACAATCGAGCCACTGGCAGCAACCTCAAAGCTCCTGCACCTAACCCAAAGACAAAAGCTGACGCTGGACGCAAGAAGTCATTCTGTGCTAGGATGGCTGGTGTCGTAGCCAAGGCTAAAGGCCCAGCAGAACGGGCTAGAGCAAGCATGAGACGTTGGAAGTGCTAACTTTATGAAACGAGGACTCTACGCCAACATCCACGCCAAGCGCGAGCGTATTGCCGCTGGCAGCAAAGAACGTATGCGGAAGCCCGGATCAAAGGGTGCGCCAACCGCAAAGGCGTTTAGACAATCCGCCAAGACAGCCAAGAAGAAGTAATTATGAAATACATACTTGAGCGAATCAAAGAACCATCCACATGGCGCGGCGTGTTTGCGCTACTTACAGCAGTCGGGATTAAGCTACACCCAGAGATGCAAGAGGCTATTCTGACCACTGGGCTGGCGCTTATCGGGCTAATCAACGTCATCCGCAGGGAGTCCAATGATACAAAACCTACTGCAAATCCTGCGCCTGTGGTTGGAGATCAAGGCTAAACGGGCATCATGGGAGCTAGAGCGTGACATAGCCAAGTACTGCGATGATGTCGAAACTCAGATCCTTGAGGCTAGGGCCAGTGGCCGTGATGCTTTGGCTGACAGGTTGCGCTACCAGTTCACGCGATCAAGCAAGATACTTATATCCACCCAGCAAGGAGATACTTGAGCTTCAGGCTGGACAGACGTACACTGCCGAGGTGGCACAGAAATGGCATTCAGACTCCCGATACCAGCAACTTGAGCTGGAGTTGATTGATGCCACTTCTGTCGCCAAACAATCTCAACACAGGTAATGCAATGGAAAGCCCCGGTGAAATGTTAGACGATCTCAAAGAAATTGGCTCTGTTTTGGGCATAAACGTAGCCGCAATTGCGTTGTCTTTAAGCGAGATCGAGCAAACAGTTCGCATTCTGGGTGGCATTGCCGCAATCTTTTATACGCTGACCAAGATATACAAGCTGTTACACAAATGATTGACGAACGGTCAGCCAAGTTCATAGCAACGCTGTCACCTGAAGTCAGGGACGCCTTTATTGCGTTCATCGTAGACGCTAAAGAACTGGTTGCTCAAAATGGACTGGACTACAAGGTCATCTGTGGAACTAGGACGTTCGAGGAACAAGCGGCGCTGTACGCCAAGGGGCGCACGGCTCCGGGGCCAAAGGTGACTAATGCCAAACCAGGATCGTCCATGCACAACTTCGGACTCGCCATCGACTGTGGCGTGTTCAAGGGTAAAGTGTACATGGATGGCAGCACACCCGCTGACGCAAAGCTCGCTGACCTTATGCATAAACACGCCTCAACCTTGTGTGCAAAGCACAAGCTGCGTTGGGGCGGCAAATTCAAGAAGCTATACGATGCGCCTCATTTTGAGTATGATACTCCTTATTCTCTTGCTGATCTGCGTGTTCGCCGGACCAAGGGACAATCCTTAATCGCCTAACTCTATGAAATCGATGAAAGCAATGCTGGCCATCCTTGGTGGCCCTATGGGCGGCAAAAGCCGCTCCTGTCCCGAATGCGATTCCCCAATGGAGTCTGACGGCACTTGTTCCGAGTGCGGTTACGGCGAAGAGGAAGAGTACGAGGGAGAGGAAGAGGGCGAGGATGAAGGTCATATGGAGCGCATGGTTGAACTGCGTGACGATCTCCAGCGGGTTGTAGACAAGCTCAGTAAGCTTATTTCCTAATGGCAGAAGAACTTCAAGCTGAAGGTGATGACATGTTCATCGGATTTGCGAGTCGTCTCGACCCTGCAAACTTGCAGCCTGGCATCTTGCAAGCGAGCTTCAACACTCGACTGCAACGCGGTATTGCCCAGCCCCGCAGGGGCACCAAGCGGTTGACCGAGACTGAACTTATCGGTTTAACGATGGTTGGCTCTGGCTTGTACGTTGACGCTGACGGTCACGACAACATTGTCATGGTCTTTACGGACAAGCTGTACCTGTACAAGCCCGCCCAAGGGCAGAACACCGAGGTGCTGTATGGGCCTTATGACTTTCCTCTAGATCGTGTAATCCAAGAAGGTGGCATTTGTGACGTTGTTACGGCATTAAACAAGATATTTATCTTTCGCGGTAAGTACGATAAAAAGACGTTTTTAGCTACCGAATCAAATGCCAGTATATTAGATGACGCAACGGGTATAATTACAATCACGACTGAAACGCCACACGGTTATTCGACCAATGATGAAGTTACAGTTGGCCTTACGGATGGCGGGGATGGCCCCGGACAAGCGGTTACTGGAAGTTATGTTATTACGGTAACTAGCCCAACTACATTTACTTTTGAGTGGAATAACAACACTGGCTCGACGTTTGCGGCACGGACAAACGATCCGGGGTGGACAACTCGACGGGGATTGCCGCCACTTATCTGGCAAGATGGCCTTTCGGATCTGACTTATGCAGAGCAGAAGTTCACTGTGGATGGCGGTACGGTGACAGGCATCACGCAATCTGTTCCATGCGCTGACTTTGGCTTGTACTTTCAGAACCGGCTTATCCTTAAGTACGGTGATTACCAGATGCTCGTTAGTGACATCCTGAGCGAACAGTGCGACACGACGCTCAACAACTTTGTTATCAACACAGGCGGGAACGACTCAATTGTAGGGGTGCTGCCGTGGGTGCAAGACCAGTTCTTGGTCTTTATGACCAACAGCATCTATGTTGTTTTTGTAGAGACTGACAACTTTAACATCAACTCACCTCCCGGAGCCAACAGTTCTACAACTGTCATAACAACCGAGATTGGCTGCTTGGCTAGAAGGTCTATCGTGTCAGCAGGCCAGTTCGTGTTTTTCTTGTCTGCCAATGGCGTGCACATGCTTACGCCTCAGCTTGATTTAAAGTTGCTAGGTAACACGCTGCCACTTAGCGAGCCGATTGCAGACTTTTTTGACACCGTTAACTACGACACCGTTCAAGGCTCTGTAGCAACTTACTATAACAACCGCTTCTACATTGCGATGCCTACTGGCGCGGCGACTAGGAACGATAAGATTCTTGTATACAATACGCTTAACCAGAATTGGGAGTCGATTGACTATTATCCTGTTGGGTTATTCTCAGATAACTTGATCTTGTCTGCGTATATCAATCAACGCCGATTGATGATCATCACCAACTTTGCTGGATCTGGCCAGTACGGTGGCGTGTTTCTATCAGAAGAGCAAACACAAGGAGATGAGTTTAATTACTCTGACGCCACGCCGCTGTTGCCATTTAATTTGTTTCCAGCCTCCAGTCAAGTTACCGAGTCTACGTTAATAGTTAGCACCCAGAACTTTACTCACATTCCTGCGTCTGTAAAGACTAGAGAATACGCTTTTGGAGGAACTTCAGAGAAGCGGTTTAGTCGAGGGGAGTTTACCTTCAACAACGTCGCAAACGACTTTGTGCGGATTGACTCGACCACTTATGACCCAGATGCCACTGAGACTGTGCTTGAATACAGCTTTAGCGGAACCTCAGACGGGACTTTGCGTCCTCGAATTGCGGCTCGCGGAACATCGATAGCCTGCACAGTTAATTTTGTAGTTGGAAGACCAGCCTTGAAGAGTGTTGCTGTTTATGCTATAGCAACCAATAGACCAATGATTTCTCAGGAGTAACTTATGCCCGGATTACAGATCAAAAAAGGTACAACTTACGTCGATTACCCAGCTCCGGGCACTAATCAAGTAACTGCCGCAAACTTGAATGCTCATGTTGATAATGCGGAACTACTTCCCGGTGCCATTTCCGCGCAAAATGAAAGCTCTCCTCAAGGCAATGACTACATTCTTGCTGCACGAGGCGCAGCTTTATTTAAATACACAATAAATAGCATTAGAGATTTATTGTCTACTTATTTTCCATTGCGGTCTGGCTCTTCAATGACTGGAGAGTTAATACTTTCTAGCAGCGTTCCAAGTGCCGCAAATGTTGCGGCAAGCAAGGGATATGTTGATTCAACAGCAGCAGCGGCAACGGCAGCGGCAACATTACCGGGCGCAATTGTCATGTGGGGCGGAGCAACAATTCCAACAGGATGGCTTGAGTGCAATGGGCAAGCCGCGCCTCCCTCGTTACAGTCAATTTATGGGGCAACACTGCCTGATCTTCGTGGTGAGTTTGTTCGTGGTTGGAGCAATGGGAGAGACGTAGATCCGGGGCGTGTACTTGGATCTTCTCAAGGCCAAGACATCCAGCCGCACACGCACACTCCTCCTTCTGGATACCAGTATGTAACAACGCCATTTACTGGAGATGGGTCAATTGATGGGTCACGGGTTACTGGTTCTGGGGAAAGAAATGCTAGCGCAGTTCCATCTGCTGTA